CCGCGGCTCCGCGCTCGTCCGAGCCCAACTCCCACCCCCCCGGAAGGACCAGCGATGAACCGCACCTGGTGCTGCAACACCCCCCCGATCACCGGACCACACATCAGCGGGTGCATGTTCTCGCCCGACGCCCCCCCAATCGACTACCTCGACCCGGCGGTGGTGCTCCCCCCGAAGGTCACGTGTGGTTGCCGAGCGAGATGCAGATGATGGCCGCCCGAGCGGCAATCTCGCGCTACATCACCGACATCGCGCTCAGCCACCTGAACCCCCACGCCGAAGGTGCTCGACACGATCATCCACGCCGCCGTGATCGCTATCCGCGAGGTGCGCGAATGATGCCCACCGACGACCTGGCCGCCATCGCCCACCTCGACTGGAAAACCGTTCGCTGCCAATGCGAAATGCACGGCTGCGACAAGGACTGCAAGAGCAACGCCGCCGTCCAGGTCGAATTCCACGCACTCGACCACTGCAACACCCAGCCGCCGACACCAAGATCAACCACTTCGGAACTACACGTTCCTGCTCTGCCTCAAGTGCCTGTCCGACCTGACCATCGTCGTCGCCCAACATCTGGTCCGGCTCAACATGATTGGCCGCTATACCTGCGGAACCTGCGGTGCGCCAGCGCGAGACACCCGGCCTGATGTCCTGCGCGAGGTCAAGCAGCTGTGAGCAACGTAGAGGCGAGATTCTGGGCGAAGGTTGACCCCTCGGGTCCATGGTGCGAACTACTGGGCAGCAACTGCTGGGTCTGGTTGGGCAGCACGAAAGGCAAAGGCGGGTACGGATCGTTCTTCTCTGGCAGAGGCGAGACCACCGGCGCGCACCGTTACTCGTACGAGCTACACGTCGGCCCGATCCCGGCTGGAGCCGATATCGACCACCGTTGCCACCGGCCAAATTGCGTGAACCCGAGCCACCTCCGGCCGTCGACCCGCAAGCAGAACATGGAGAACCTCACAGGTGCCCATAGTGATTCACGGACAGGCATCCGCGGAGTATGGCGGCATCGCGGACGCTGGCGCGGCGCCGTTATGCACTTCGGGAAGCGCGTCTACGTCGGCGTATTTGACACACCAGAGCAAGCCGAGGCCGCGGTAGTCGCGAAGCGCAATGCCCTGTTCAGCTTCAACGATGCCGACCGTATCGAGGTGGCCGATGTCTAAGGAATCGATCTCGCGTGACCGTTGGCGCCAAGGCGGCCAGGCCAACTACTCCGATTGGTGCAAGGGCTGTGGACTCCACCTGAAGGCGACCGGTCAGCACCGCGCCGATTGCACCATGTTCCCGCCACCGTGCCAGGTCTGCCTGTACTACCCCCCCGCCGTCAACGGTCGCCACCGCGACGACTGCCCACACCGGAAGGACCAAGTCGCATGATCATCTGGTGCCAAGGATGCAACACCGTCCCAATGGAAATGGGGGCCCGGTAAAGAGATCGGCGAACCGGCCGACGCTTTCCACCACCAGCACTACCTCCGCCCGCTCTGCGTGATCTGCATGGCCGCGCGGCTCGCACTCAACACCGTCTCAGAGCTGGTGACCGGGCAGACGCTCTACCAATACCCGGAGTACTTCGGCGAACCACCCAGCCCATACACGCTCTCCGCGGCGCCGCATACCTTCCGGCGGCCCGATGATCGTCGTCGGGATCGACCCCAGTCTCACCAGCACGGGCGTAGCGTCATCAAAGACGGACGCCTCGTGCACCACAACCACCACGGCCGGCCAGGCAAGAACGGCGCGAGCTACCAATCGCGCAGTCGACGTATCCGCCGCCTCGCCGCTGACGTCGTCAACGACGTCGGCCGCTGGAAACCTGACCTCGCGGCCATCGAGCAGCACCCCTACGCAGTCGGTCACCAAGGCAACGAATTTGACCGAGCTGGCCTGTGGCACGGCATCTTCGGCCAACTCGACTGGCTCGGTATCCCTACCGTTGTGGTGCACCCCTCAACGCACAAGGTCTGGCTGACCGGCAAGGGCAACTCGAAGAAGGCCGAAGTCGTCGCCGCGGTGCAAGCCATGTACCCCGGTCAGACGATCACCTGCGACGACGAAGCCGACGCGATCGGCCACGCACTCATCGGCGCATTCCACCTCGGCGAACCCATGCCATTCGACGTGAAGCCCCGGCACACCACCGGACTAGAGAAGGTGCAATGGCCAGCCACGGCGTGATGATGAACGTCTGCCAGGCATGCAAGCGCCAGGCCCAGCTCTACCTCTGCGACGACTGCGAGACCACCCTGGCCAACATGCTTGACCAAATCCCTTGGCTGCTCGACGAACTCGACGCCCGCATCCAAGGAATGGACCGCATCCCCCCACGGCACCATCGGCCGCCAACGCCGCCCGCACGAAATGTCCGTCATCGACTTCGATGCCTGTGAGACCGCCCGCGAGACACGAAAGATGCTGCAGCAGTGGGTGGAGACGGTCACCAAGAAGCACACCGGCCGCATCCCGCCCGGACTCGACACCAACGCCACCCGTGACTTCGCGCGGTGGCTACAGGTCAACACCGCGGCCATCGCGCGGCTCGACTGCGCGGGCGCGCTCTACCACGACATCAACAAGCTCGTCGGCGCCAGCCAGCGCGGCGGCCAGCTCGTCACCGCAATCAACCGCGTTGAACGCCACTTCGCCGGACCCTGCCCAACCGTCCGCGGATACGACAACACCGGCAAGCCCATCGAATGCGGACACGGCCTGTACGCCGACGTAGACGAGCGCACCGTGGTCTGCCCAGTGTGTGACCAGAAGATTGACGTCGCACGCAACCTCGACAAGGCCGCCGTCGACCGCGACCTGCTACCAGAACCGAAGCTGCTGGAGGTGCTCAAGAACCTCGGTGAACCGGTCTCCCGCGTGAAGCTCTACCAGTGGATCCGTGAAGGCCGGATCCGGCCGCGTGGATGGATGCACCAGGCAAGATCGTCCAATTCCGCATCCGCCGCGGCGATCCCGCCGTCTACAGCCTCGCCCGGGCGCGCAAGCTCCGCACCAAGGAAATCGGCCAGTGACCGACGACGAGCTCACCGTCCGATACGAGCGCTGGCTCCCGCCGGCACCAGAGCCGGAACTGCCACGGTTGCCGGCCAAGTGGGACGGCCGCCCGTTCCCCGGACGCTGTACCCACGTCGACGACCAGGGCGCCCAATGCGACAACCAAGCCATCAGCTCGATCGGCTGGTGGGACGGCGGCGGCCCCCCCGGCCTCGGCAACTGGCGTCAAATCGCCCACTGCCCAATCCACTGAATTCAGTTACCGCGTCCGCGCTTCTCATACTCCGAACGGTGATAGTCGCAGCAGGCCGGACCCCCCCAAAACTCGTCGTAGTAGCCGAACCCGAGATCGTCGTCGTAGTGGTAGTGCGGATCCGGCAGCGGCACGCCATTGACGAACTTGATCCCCCCCAGCTATGCGCTGGCACCTGCTCGGCACTATGCGCCTTCGCGTTCGATCAGCTCGTCGATCGCGATCCGGAGCACCTTGGACACCCCCCCGACACCGCGGCGGTCCGCGATCACCTTGAGCTTGTCCCGGGTCACCTCCGGCACGCGGGTCTGAACAATCGGGGGAGTGCTTCCCGTCGCCGGTCAGCGACTTCCCACCCGGCACGAGAGTCTCGGCATGGCCGCGCGCCTTCGCGAGCACGTCGGCCGCAATCTCGTCGGCCCGCTCGTCGGTGAGACGCGCACCGTCGACGATCACCTCGGTCTCAGCCAGGTCGACGTCCTCGATCTCGGCGTCGCTGAAATCGAAATCGGCCGGGCGGATGTCCTTGTCGCTCATGGTGTTCACCAGTTCTTCCGGTAATGGATGGGCATGGCGTGGATCAGGGTCCACGAGTCGGCATCGCGGTCGTCGGCCACCAGGATCATCTCGAAACGGACGCCCTTGCTGTCGGTGCCGATCAGGTACGCACGGTTGCCGTCGACCAGCAGCGGGTTCCCGGCATTGCGGAGCGCGGCCAACATGTTGGCCCGGCTGCCGATGCGCCGACGAGCCTTCGCGGTGACCTTGATCCGTGTGCGTCCCATGTATCGAGTATGTCATACATAGTCGCTCAAAGTCAACGTGTATGTCATACATACTCGCCGAGTATGCCCGCGAACCCACGCACGCGCAAGAGCTGTTAGCTGGATGCCCGACACACCGGATGGCCCGCCAACGTTGCGACCTGCAGATTTATGAGCGATACTCCGATTTGCCGAAGGCACAACTGTCTGGAGACCCAGATTCCTCGGCCATTCGCCGCTTAGCTAAGCAGCCCCCCCATCATGACAGCACCCTCATACAGCGCTGTCCACGCCCGCGTCCAGAACGCCCGTGGACGGGCAAGACGCCACGCCTGCATCGACTGCGGTCGACCCGCGCGCCAATGGTCATACGACCACGCCGATCCAGCCGAACTAGTCGACGCCCGCGGCATGGAATACAGCACGGACCCAACGCATTACGATCCCCCCCGCTGCAACCCCCCCTGCCACCGCGCCTTCGACAGTGCGTACCGGAAGCAGGGCATTCCCCCCCGGCTGCACGCCCTGGCCGCCGAGCTCGAACCGCAGATCCGTGCAGCGATTGCCGCACGGAAGGAAGCACGCAAGGCCAGCGACGTGCTGGCTGTCGAGTACTGGGACGACGAGCTGGAACGCTTGTCCGCCCCCCCGTTGCGGAACGACCCGCGTGCCGAGCGCACCGCCTAGAGCCTGCGCACGCTGCGGAAAACCCGCGCCAAAGGGTCAACGATGCGCGTGTCGCCCTGCCTGGGAAGGCTCAACCCACGTCGGCGGCCACGACGACCGACGCATGGCCGGATCGATGAAGGCTACCGCCTCCAGTTCCCTTACTGCGCACACCCCGGTTGCACACGCCTCGGTGACCACGTCGACCACATCGTGCCCCTGGCCGAGCTCACCAAGAACGACCACCGCCGATACGCCTGGTCCAACTACCAGACCCTCTGCGAGCCACACCACCAACAGAAGACCACCGCGGACGCCCTCCGCGGCAAGACCAGATTGAGGTAACCCATGGACCCCGAGCTCGCCCCCCGCCGCTGAACGTCACGATCAAGCAGCTCAGCATCGCTCGACTCTGGGACAAGGACTTCAAGCTGCTCGCCTCCGCGCTGGTCGACCCCCCCGACATCACGCCGGACCGCATCAGGATCACCGTCGAAGGCGACGGCCCGATGCACGGAGCAGTCCGCACCATCGTCAACGAGGGCTCGATCCTCGACGTCCACCACCTGACGATCGATCCCGAACCGACGAAACTGTGTGACTTCGCCAACCGTATTGGCGCCATCGTCAACCAGATCTCAGTCGACACGAGGCTCTGCGAATGCGGCCGCCCGATCATCACCACAAGCATTCGCGCCAGCCGGATCCCCGCATGAGCTGGCAGACCGGCGTGGCCCGTGTGCTCCACGACAACGGCCCCACCATCATCGTCAGCTGCCCACACTGCAAAGGCCGACACAAACACGGACGCGGCATGGCAGGCTCACGCAACGTCGCGGCCGGATGCCACGCGGGACACAGCCGCTGCCGCTCCTACGCCATCCCAGCCATCCCGAAACCCGCCGATGCCTGACCTCGACGCTCCACGGGCCACACAGCCCCAGCACGAGGCCACCCACAGGGGGGGTAAGGGGGGGGTCCGCATCTCCACGACCGCCACCCACGCCCCCCCGCCGCGGTAGCTCTGAATTTTTCTGCACAACCTCCTCACAGTGGGGGGGGTGTGACCGGTGGGGGGGCTCAGCAGCCGGCCACGTTGCTGCTGCTCAACGGCCGTAAAGAGGGCCAGGACAGCGCGGGTCGACCGGTTCCGAAGCCGCCGGCATTCAAGCGGCTGGCGCCGAATCCGCCCACGTGGCTGTCCCGCGAGGCGAAGGCCGAGTGGAAGCGCGTCGTGCCGGGCCTGGTGCTGTTGGACCTCGTGAAGCCGGAGGATCGGGCAACGCTGACGGCCTACTGCGAGGTGTGGTCGCGGTTCGTGAAGGCGACGCGGGATATCGCGAAGAACGGCCTGGTGGTTCGCAACACGTCGGTGCGCAAGGACGGCACCGAGTCGACGTGGTTCACCAAGAATCCGGCGGTGGCCATCGCCGAGCAGGCCGAGACACGGCTGCGGCAGTACGCGAATGACTTTGGGCTGACGCCAGCCGGCGAACGCAACGTGTCGAAGCGGGATGATGACCGCGGGTCGGACGAGATCAACCCGTTCGCAACCGGCGCGCTCGGCGACGACTGACAGCCCCTGGGCCGACGTCGATCTCGACGAGCTGAAGCTCAGCCCCGAGGTCGCCTGGTATCTGGAGGACCGCGGGTATCCGGTTCCGGACTGCCCGCCGCTGATCAAGACGCCGGAGCCGCGGGACTTCCCGGGTGCCGGTTCGATCCGGCGCGGGTTGACAAGGTGATCGCGGCATTTCGGCAGCTGCGCCACACCAAGGGCCGGTTTGCGGGCCAGCGGTTCGATCCGGACTGCTGGCAGGTGGCGTACATGATCGCCCCCCCGGTCGCCGGGTGGGTGCATCGCTCGATCGACTCGGGCAAGTGGGTGCGCATCATCACGATCGCGTACTTCGATATGCCGCGTAAGAACGGCAAGACGACGACGGCGGCCGGGTGGGGCATCTACCTGACGGCCGCCGATGACGAGTTCGGTGCCAGGTGGTCGCGGCCGCGACGACGAAAGAACAAGCCGGGTTCGTCTTCGAGCCGATCCGACAGCTGGTGAACAAGTCGCCGGGCTGAAGCGGCACCTGCGGGCTCTGAAGCATCGGATCACGCACGCGGCCAGCGGTAGTTACTTCCAGCCGATCGCGAACGCAGGTGATGCGCAGCACGGCGCAGACATCCACGGCGGGATTGTCGACGAGCTGCACCTGCACAAGGACATGGTGCTGATCGAGGCACTGGAGACCGGCACCGGTTCGCGTGAGCAGCCGCTCATCATCTACATCACGACGGCGGACGCCGGGCGGCGGCACACACCGTATGACGAGAAGCGGCAGCTGATCGAGAAGCTGGCGCGCGGTGTGCTGAAGCGGGCCACCACCTACGGCGTGGTGTTCGCCGCGGAGAAGACCGACGACCCGTTCGCGGTGTCGACGTGGAAAAAGGCGAACCCCGGCCTGGGGGGGATCTCGCCAACCATGCGGTTCATGGTCGAGGCCGCGGAGAAGGCCAAGGATTCGCCGGCCGAGCTGGCCCGGTTCCTGCGGCTGCATCTGGGGATCCGGACCAAGCAGGAAACCCGATATCTGGACGTGGATCACTGGGACGTCAACGCCTCGATAGTGATTCCGGAGAGGTTGAAGGGTCGCGAGTGCTATGGCGGCCTGGACCTCGGATCGACCTCGGACCTCACGGCGCTGCTGTGGGTGTTCCCGAACGACGACGGCACGTTCGATCTCCTGGCCCGGCATTGGGCGCCAGAGGATTCGATCGCGGCGCTCGACGAGCGGACGGCGGGCGCGGCGTCTGGGTGGGTGAAGCAGGCTGGCTGACGACGACGCCGGGCAACGTGACGGACTACGACTTCATCGAGGCGCAGATCGGCCGGGACCGGGATGAGTTCCTGGTCAAGGAGATCGCTTTCGACCGCTGGAATTCGCAGCAGCTGATCAACAACCTGATCAGCGACGGCGCTCCGATGATCACGATGGGCCAGGGCTTCGCCAGCATGTCGGCCCCGACGAAGGATCTGCAACGGCTGATCCGGTCGGTGCGCAGGTGGATGACCAGGCGTCCCGGTGAAACCGATAGTGCGGCACGGCGGCAATCCGCTGCTGCGGTGGGAGATCGACAACTTCGCGGTGGTGATGGACCCCGCGGGAAATGTGAAGCCTGACAAGGCGAATGCCGGCGACAAGATCGACGGTGTGGTGGCACTCATCATGGCGATATCGCGAGCGATCGCGGCCCGTGAAGCGGCGGCCACCTCGGCATATGACGACGACGAAGGCGAAGGGCTGATGGTGGTATGAGGCGCAGGCATCCTGGGCTGAACCGGCAGGTGCTGGTATCGCTGTTCTCGGGCAACGCGGTATCGGGTGTGCTGGTATCGACGCCGGGCCGGTTCCTGGTCTTGAAGCGCTGCCAGATTCACGACGAGGGCGCTTCGGCGCCGTCGCCCGCTGATGGCGAAATCGTCATCGACGCAGTGAATGTCGACTACGTGCAGATCGTCGGCGACTGATGTCGTTCGTCGTCTCTGGCGGGTCGGTGCAGAGCTTGTCGCGCGCGAGCTTCAACGTGCCGCTCCGATTGCCGGTGTCCGCGTCGGCGATGCCGTGGGAGTACGACAAGCTGTGGCGCACCCAGCCCGCGGTGCGCACCGTCGTCACATTCCTGGCCCGCAACATCGCCCAGCTCGGCCTGCCGCTGTACCAACGCGAGAGCGACACGGAACGGAAGCGGCTGCAAGATCATCCTCTGGCGACGCTGCTGCGCCGGCCGAACCCGTGGACCACGCGATACCGGTTCATCAACGCGCTGGTGCACGACTACGCCATCTATGACGTGGCGTACCTACTGAAGTCGAAGGTCGACGACGGCACCGTGGGCCTGATCCGACTGCCACCGTCGATGGTCACGCCCAAAGGCGATAACTGGCTGACCCCCCGGCGCAATTCGAGGTGGTTGGCACCAAGGAACGCAAGACATACGACGCCGATCAGGTGGTGTACTTCCGCGGTTACAGCGCCAACGAGGACGTCGGGGGGGTGTCCCCCCGCTGGAGTCGCTGCGGCAAATCCTGCTGGAGGACTGGGCCGGGTCGCGGATGCGCGAGCAGACCATGAACAACGGCGCCCGGGTATCGGGTTACATCAAGCGGCCGCCGAAGACCGAATCCGGTGACTGGTCGAAGGAATCGCGGGATCGGTTCCGGGAGCAGTGGCAGCAGCAGTATGTCGGCGAAGGCGCGAAGCTGGCGGAACACCGATCCTCGAGGACGGCATGACGTTCGTTCCGGCCGCCCAGACCGCGAAGGAATTGCAGTACGTCGAGGGTCGGAAGCTGACTCGAGAAGAGGTCGCCGCGGCGTACTTCATCCCGCCGCCCATGGTCGGGATCTTGGATCACGCCTCGTTTTCCAACATCACCGAGCAGCACAAGATGCTGTACCAGGACACGCTCGGGCCGTGGCTGACGATGATCCAGGACGAGATCGCGCTGCAGCTGGTGCCCGACTTCGAGAAGTCCAAGCCGCACGACTTCTACGTGGAATTCAACCTGCGGGAGAAGCTCACTGGCGCATTCGAGGAGCGTGCCAGTGCGATGCAATCGGCGATCGGTGGTCCGTACCTGACTGTCAACGAGGGTCGGGCGATGGACAACCGGCCGCCGGTCGAGGGCGGCGACGAGTTGATCCGGCCGCTGAATGTCACTCAGAACGGTGATCAGAACCCGGTGCCCGCCGAAGATGGCGGCCCGGCGCCAGCGACGACACGCACCGAGAAGCCGCCGGCCGAACCGGACGACGAGCAGGACCAGGAGGACTGATGCTCACCAAGAACACACCGGTATCCAAGGTGAAGGCCGGTCCTGATGACGGCTTGGCCGAAGGCGAATTCATCGTCTATCCATCCACATTCATCAAGCAGCCCGACGCCTATGGCGACATCGTGGCACCAGGCGCGTTCCTCAAGACCATCGCGACGTGGAAGAACTCTGGTCTGGTGCTGCCGGGTCTGTTCGGTCACCGCATGGACGACCCCCGATTTCTACGTGGCCGGCGCCCAGGACATGGGCGAGGACGGGCACGGCTGGTGGGTCAAAGGCCTGTTCGATCTGGAGTCGCCGAAGGGTCCGCACGTCTACCGGCTTGTGAAGGGCCGCAGGCTCAATCAGCTGTCGTTCGCGTACGACGTGATCGACGCGGCGGGTGTCGAGCTGGAGAACGGTGTCCGCGCGTACGAGCTGCGCGAGCTGAAGGTCTATGAGTTCTCGTTTGTGCCGATTGGCGCGAATCAGGACACGTCGGTCGTGGCAGTGAAGGCAATCGCCGAGCACGTCATCATCGACCTCAAAGCTGGCCGCGTGCTGTCGGCCAAGAACGAGAGCGCATTACGCGACGCCCACGCCGCTATCGGCACGGTGTTGTCAGCTCTCGACAGCAGCACATCTGACGAGGGGGAAGGCCAGCGGTGATGGTCCGTCTCGCAAGGAATCCGAGGCATCGGGTACCGGTGAGGCCAGCCAGGAGCCGTCCGTCGATACCTCGGCGCTGGATCTGCTGGAGCTCGATATCGAGCTCGGCGCAACCAATTCCGAGATAGGAGCAGCAACATCATGATGACGGCAACCAAGCTGGCGGACCTCCAGAAGGCCGCGCTGGCGCAGACCGCGAAGGCCCGCGAGATCATCGAGGCCAACCCCGACAAGGCGCCAGCGAGTGGGGTGACAACACCCGCGTCGACTACGACACCGCGATCAAGCCGCCAAGGATCTGCTCGATCAGATCAAGACGGCCAAGCAGGATCTGGCGATCCTCGATCAGGCCAAGGGCCTGGCCGCGGAGATCGGCGAGCCCGCCGTCGAGGACCTGGACGTCCAGGGCAAGCAGCCGATCCGCGAGCGGGTCAAGGCACTGGGCCTGCAGGTCGTGGAGTCGCCGGAGTTCAAGGCGATGCTCAAGCCCTTCGGCGGCCTGGACGCCGCGCGTATCCCCCGAGAAGGCGCGCATCCAGTCCGACCCGATCGGCATCAAGGGCCTGTTCGTCGGCGGCACCGACACCAGCGCGGGCGCGTTTGTGGTCAACGAGCAGACCGGCATCGTGGAGATGCTCGGCCGCAAGGAGCTCAAGATCCGCGATCTGGTCTCCGTGCGTCGGACCGGTTCGGACACCGTGGAATACGTCGAGCAGACCGCACACACGAACGCCGCGGCGGTCGTGCCGGAAGCCACCAGCTCGGCGGCACCGCAAGCTCCGG